GATTGGGAATGTTGCTCTTGTACTCTTGCAATTTATAGTCGAATAACCACTTCTCGCTATCAATGCTCTCTGTCTCTGCCGTTAGAGACAATGCCACCACTTCTAAGTCAGAAAACTTCGGTACGGGACCACGGCGTAGAACATTACCCAATTCATTAACAAGTTTTTCAGAGAATTGCTTGCATATCTCAAGAACTTTGATGAATTTTGTATAAAGGTTGTACATATGATGATTTAAACTTAATGTTATAGCACCACTAAGTTACTAATAATCAGCGATATGTGCAACTTTTTTACTAATTCCGCCAATAGGTAAACAATACAAAAACTACGCAAAAACTAAAACTTGTAGACGTATTTGTAAAACAATAAAAAATGAATATCAAGTCAATAGGTAACAAGATTAAGGGGAATCCTAAAATGATAGATGGAATAGTATATTCGATGCTCATTATATGCAGCATATCCCATTTTCTGAACGATATGATTCAGTCGATTATCCCCTCTATCTATCCAATCATGAAGGATAAGTTCAACTTCACGTTTGCACAGATAGGTATCATCACATTGGTGTTTCAGATGACGTCTTCTATCTTGCAACCTTTCACCGGACTTTATGCTGACAAGCATCCTCGCCCTTATGCGCTTTCCATCGGTATGTGTTTTACATTGGTTGGTTTGGTTCTGTTGGCTTTCACCGAGAATTATTTTCTAATACTCTTGGCTGTTAGCATTGTGGGATTGGGTTCGTCAGTATTTCATCCCACAGCTTCGAGTGTGACACAAATGGCTTCGGGAGGCAAAAAGAGTTTAGCACAATCTATTTTTCAGGTAGGTGGTAATGGGGGTGCTGCAGTAGGACCTTTATTAGCAGCTATTATCATATTGCCTTTCGGACAACACGCCATCTCTTGGTTTGCCTTGGCTGCCTTGATTGCGGCCATTATCATGATAAGATTGGGTAATTGGTACAAGGTAAGACTGTCTTATGTGGTAAACCATCCACAAAAACAGCCGCTCCTTAACACCCATATTTCCCAAAAAACAAAGTATTGGGCTTTGTTTATCCTCATCATGCTTATATTCTCGAAATACTTTTACACGGCGTGCATAACGAGCTACTTTACTTTTTTTATTTTAGATAAATTCGGTGTATCGGTACAAACCTCACAGCTGTGTCTGTTTGTATTCCTTATCGCTTTTGCTATCGGAACTGTAGCAGGAGGTATGTTAGGCGACAAGTTTGGCAGAAAGTATGTCATTTGGTTCTCTATCTTAGGTGCTGCTCCTTTTGCCCTTGCGATGCCTTTTGTGGATTTTACATGGACCATGATTTGCACCTTTTTGTCGGGTTTGATTATTGCCTCGGCTTTCTCTTCTATCGTGGTTTATGCCACTGATTTAATGCCTAATAAAGTAGGATTGATAGCTGGTATTTTCTTTGGACTCATGTTTGGTTTGGGAGGTTTAGGTTCCGCCTTCTTTGGTTGGTTAGCCGACAAAACGAGCATTGAGTTTATCTTTCAAGTAAGTGCTTTTCTGCCATTGCTTGGCATTATCGCAGGATTCTTGCCGAACATGCAAAAGAAGTAGCGATGTAAGGAATAAGTATTAAGTAACTGGAGTTTCGGATTTAGTCAGGGGCGGGCTGTTGCCCTTTCAGGACGTATTATCGGCTGCACCTAAGCAATTCAAGCAATTTTGATTGCGTTCGGTTTGCGCGATAATTTCGCTCATTTGGAACTAAATCCGAAACTTTAGTTAAGTAATAAGTCGATAGATGACATGTTTACCCCCACAATAGTTTGTTTGAGTCTTGCCATTGTCGTAAGAATTTACGATAATAGTAAGATTAACCACCCTTGTTCCACCGTTTGTCATTCGTTCGATTCCGTATCGTTTCCGTATAGTTTCCGTATTGTTTCCGCTTCCCAATAGGAGAACAATAGGAGAACGATAGGAGAACGATACGGAAACAATACGGAAACTATACGGAAACTATACGGAAACGATACGGAAACGATACGGATGTTTGTTGTCAATAAAGGCATGTTATAAGGAATTACCCCGTTATAACGACACATAATTAGGGGTGGCATATTACGATTTTTATTAAATATCAATCATTTAAAACATCAAAAAACGCGAAGCGAGTATTAATGGAATAATTAATGGCGATTGATGGTAATTAATGTTCAAAAAAACGCGAAGCGAAAATTAAATTTGCAGCTACGCTGCTATTGGGTTGAACATTAATTCCCATTAATGCCCATTAATTGTTCCATTAATTGTTCCATCAAAATTCTACACGATTTTATCGGATTTTGACGTCAATAAAGGGCATGATTAGATGGGTTACCCCCTTGAGGAGAATGATATTATATCCTTAATCGTATGAAGGAGATGGCTTCTTTCTGTGTTATTCTTTTCGAGGTGTTTTGCTAAAATGATAGACGAGACTCAGCATAAAGTAACGTGGTACTACATTGTGCCATGTTTCTGATTAGTATTCAAAGATCCAGTCAAGATTATCATATGGGCACCACTTTGCGTAAAGTTCGTTTATATAGTAAGCAACACCAAAGCGTTCCTTGCCCAACTCTTTAGCAAACTTATATAGTCTAATATCATTTTGCCTTTCGAGTGTATCCATTCCAGCCTCTATCCATTGCCCAATATTATCACCATCTTCGTGAAGCATCATTTCTCCATGCCAAAAATCAGCTTTATGTGTACCTTTATATTCCTTAGGCATTTCCGTATTCACTTCCGAATAATACTGAATGAGGTATTTATATGGTGATTCCAGATAAAGCCAATTGTGTTCAACAGAATATAAAGCTTCCTCGATACCTGTTACAGATGAACCATTCTCATCGGACTCTTGAACATCAAATATTCGATAAGTCCCATCTTCCATTTTTCTAAATCTAAATCTCCCAAGAAGAACAAAGCTTCTGCAAACATATATCCATCCATTATCTAGATAGAAATTGTATCGATCTTCCCATCCGGGTTCAAACGACTTGATGACACGTCGATGTAACTCTGGAGAGATGACCTTTTCTTTAAAAGGGTTTGTTATATGAGTGAAGTGATGATATTCAATATTTGTACGAGCATCATTCTTTGCCCAAAATACCCTTGCCCATTCTTTTTGTCGTTTAATCTTTGATATAGTTCTATGATAGCGTTCGTTGATCTTCAAAGGTATGCGAATATCATTGACGCAATGATTTTCATCAGCGTATTTCTTCTTGATGAAGTAGTTGCGACATCCATACATAGCTTCAGCGATAGCTCCTGTTAATGTGCCTAAAAGTCTTTTGTTTCCTTTCATTCTCATGGCATTATGCAAAGCACTACCGAAGTCGAAAGCATTGTAGAATGCATCCCAAGCTCTGAGAATGTAGGATATTGGAGATTCTTGATTCCGCCAGTCCCAATCGTGACGGCAACCTTTGAAAATACCTCCAAGTTCTGCATAGACGTCATCCTTTGTCTTACCATTTCTCAGCAAATATATTATCTTACGAAGGAATTGTAAGGAGTACCATGCTTCTTTCTCAAGGTCATGTTCAAAAATTAGACTGCAGTTGTTCTGACTTTTCTCTTGATACCATGCGCAAGGAATCACTCTTACCATTGCAATTCCTATGGCCATTGTATTATAGTTGTAGTTATAGTCTTGCTTTTCAATCCACTCCTTAACTCCTTCAGAGTAGCATACGACATCGTCATTGACAACACGAAACCATGGACGAATGTATTCTTGATATTCTGCTTCGTTCATGAATAGATTAAAGTCAAGTGCATCTGCAGTTGCAAGCACAGAAAGACCAAGTTCAGAGAGCAATGCTTTCTCTGAAATCAAGAATGGGTAAAACTTCTCATGATCGTTTTCCCAAGTCCATGCTGCTAAGTCGCCAACAATTGCGCCAATCATACAAAGTTTCTGTTATAGTGCTACTCAAAGTATTTATCGATGAAGTTTATCTGTTCATTATTGAGAACAGCATACTGAACATATCTGCTGATACCTATCATTTCCAGTTCATTAAATCCAAGTTCTTCGCCTTCATACATGGCTGCAACAGGAGTGAACTCAAAGCAATCATTATCAGGAACAAATGGAGCCAACCAACATACTTCGTCTTGTCTTGTCACGCTTGTGTTGGTTACTTCTAATTTGTATCTGATTTGATAATGTCCTTTACCTGACATAAAAAGATACACGATGTCACCAACATTAAGTTTCTTGTTAGACTTGCGCCAATAGAGTTTGCCGTATAAAGCAATACTCTTTGTATGATCAAGGAAACTTTCATTTCCTTTGAGTAATACATGCTTAATTGTATTCATATCAATCTTCTGAACCTTTGTGTTTAATATCTTTAAAAACTTAGCCATCAAACAAGAATAGGCGGCAAACCTCATTGTTATCAGAGACTTACCGCCTAATCTTCAGTTTTAAATTACTTCTCCTCTACAGCAGCCTGCGCAGCAGTTCGTACCCTCTTATTTTGTGGGCTTATCGGAATATTGGTAAGCCTTACACTATGGCATGGCAAATTCCTCTGCTTTTATATCTTTTCTTGTTCGTCTAATTTTATATTTCCGCTACTCTTGTCGTCATCGTTAAATATCCAAATAAGCCATTTCTTTGCTCCTCTGACGGATTTTCTATACCCCGATGAGGGTTTTATTGTTTTGAAGAAATAACGCCCTCCAAACGCTTTATTTCGCGTTTCGCCTCAACAAGCAGGTCGTAGAGTTCCACCGACCGCTCCGTGGCGAAGTATTCTGCCCAATCCCGAAACGTGTAGCACACATCCGTTATGTCATCATCGTACCCCATAGAGTTCCACCAATCGGAAAGTTCTGCAAAGACATCAAGAGGGTTGGTACCGAGTGCATCCACAACCTCTGTCGGGTATTGCTCGATGAGCATATCCTGCCAGTCTCCAAAGTCCGTGCCGGGGTTCTCATGGAGAATGTTCCATGCAGCTTCTTTCAGTTCTTCGTAGAAATCCACCTCATCATCAAGTTCTTCATCTTCTTTGACCTCGTTGATTGCATTCATCAGCATCTTCAGTTTCGTCAAATCTTTATTGTTGTCCATATCATTTATTTCTTTTTAGGCGTTTATAGTCATTCCAGCTAATTCCCGTTTGGAATGTAGCATGTTTGAAATATGGGTCTTTACAACAATGGTACATGAAAACAACAACAGATATTAACCCATGTAACAACATTATAGTCCATAGGATTAGTGCCATTCCAAGAATATTCATAATGGTTGGCTTTTCTACCAAAGAGAGTAAATACCCAAGATAATGTAAGAGTCCAAACAAGACGGCCACTATCAAACTTATAATCGCTGTAAGTATAATAGTACCTAAAAAGTGCAAGAAGTGTTTCATTTCTCCACCATCTTCTCGTAAACCTTTATCAGCCTTTCTTTCTCTGCAAGAAGAGCCTCCAAAGCCTTGACACGTTCTTCCCATATTGCAGCACTTACATCGCCATTGATGTTATCATGCGCTCCATGACCATTAACTTGATTATTGTTACCAGATAACGACACCGCATTTGATGTACCAGACAAATCATCAGTGTATTCCTTGAAGAAGTTATACTCCAATGCTTCGCCTATTGTTACCAACTTGTCTGTATCAATACTTGATTTATCCAGTATCCTATTTACGTTCTGTTGTGGTATGCCGATTTTTCTGCCAAATTCAGACTTAGACATACCGAGCTCATTAAGCCTTTGCTCGATGACTAACCCGATGTTTACTCTTTCAATTCTCATAAGCATTTCCGATTTAGATAAATCATTACATAGTTAATAATTCTTAAATCCAAACAGAAACCTACTCGTTTATGATGTAGGTAAATCTATTTTGATTACCTTTGCGGTATAAAGTTATAAATAAATATCGAAATAATGAACGAAACATCTAAAAATCAGCGCAAAAAGTCTCTGCTCGGGCAACTTTCAAACCTTGCAGTTGGCGAAGAACTGACCGTTCCTGTTAGCCGTTCAAGCTACCTCAAATCAATTTGTGTTAGTTTCGGCTTGCAGTGGGACAAGAAGTTTTCAACCTCGACAAACCGAGAAGAGCGCACAATCACAGCAACAAGAATTTCATAACACTTACACTACAATGAAAAAGTCAATCATCACCTCCGTACTCCTCCTTGCAAGCCTCATCAGCTGCAACACCACAAAACAATTGTCTAACGAGGAACTCGACCGCATCAGTTGGTCGGCATTCTGCAAGGACTTCGGCTATAACGAACAGGCCGACCGTGACAACGAGCAAGCCATCAACGACTACCTCGATGCTTGGCGCGGCTCCGTGTCCGAGGAAGAGGCATTTGCAAAACTCGGTATCACGCAAAGCTACTAAGCCATGCCCAACCAGTTCTGCAAATCCTGCAAGCAGTCCTACAACGCCATCAACGGATGTTACTGCACCCTGCTCAACCGCTACGTTGAGCACACAAAAGAGCCTCCATGTTCAAACCCTATAAAATCAGATAAGAAATGAAAAAAGCAATCTCAATTTTCCGCATCGCCATTCTCGCCCTCATGGGCAGTGTTGGCGTACTCTTCCTCCTTGGTGAGGAACAGGACGAAACTGTACTCTCGTTTTTCCTGCATTTCCTCTTCGACAAGGTGTTTGGCCTTGCCATGCTTGCCGCAATGTGTGTGCTCTTTTGGCGTTGGTGCAAGACCGACAACTGGCTCAAAGCCATTAATGAATGGTGCGAAGAGATAGACGCACAAGCCGGAGATTAAAGGATAATGGACTACCTCAACTTCTCTGACATGTGCGTCAAGTATTCTACGTTCCTCGATGATGTGGCCGCAAGGGTCGTGCATCTGCTCAAGCAGGATGCCAACGACCCGGAGTTCATCAGCCAGAACAAAGCATTTGAAATGTTCGGGCGCGGAAATGTGGAGCGTTGGCGCAAGCAGGGAAAGGTAACAGCCTACAAGCGTCCGGGCAAGGTCGAATACCGAACAGCCGACCTGCGGCTCTTGCAGCGGATACAGCAAGATTATCTTGGCAAGTAGCCTCAACTGCCGCAGATACAGCAAGATTATCTTGGCAAGTAGCCTCAACTGCCGCAGATAGAATGCGCTAATCGGATAGGCGCAACCCACGGAGGGCAATCAACTCTGCTCTGGTCATTAGGTAGGTTCAACTCCTCCCTGCGGCTCAACTGAATAAAATTTTAATCACATTCAATTTCATACAACTATGAGTCAAATAGAAATTACAGTCAAGCTGCTCAACGAATTGCAGCCGACAGAAATCGTCCGCAACGACAACGTGCGCGACAAGTTCATTCAGATCTACGATGCCATGTGGTCGCAGTCCACTGGCGTGTCGGGCGAAGCTGCCTACGAGAAAGAGGCTCGCAACTTCAACCGTCTGCTTTCCGAGAAAGAGGACGTGCGCAAGAAATGCAGCCATTTTTCCCTCTTCACCTCGTTTCTTGATGTGGCTATCTCTGGCCTCACCCTCGACCCCGGCACCAAGGCGCAAGCCTACCTCCTCGCACGCTCCATCGCTGTTGACTCCTATGTGGACGACCACGGACAGAAGAAGAACCGCTACGAGACGCAGTGCGTCCTCACCGTCAGCGGCTATGGCGAGTTGGTGCTTCGCGCTCGTTGCGGTCAGATACGCCATGCCGACAACCCTGTCATCGTCTATGAGGAGGACAGCTTTGAGTTTGGCGAGCGCAACGGACAGAAGTTCGTCAATTACACCTGCCGTCTCCCTCACCAGTCCGGGCGTATCGTGGCTTGTTTCATGAAGATTACACGTGCCGATGGCTCTGCCGACTATGCCGTCATGCTGCCCGAAGATTGGGCGCGGCTCTCCAACTACTCCGCTCGTCAGAACTCAAAGTTCAACTATCAGACCAAGCAGTGGGAGAACGGCAAGCCCAACGCCCTCTACACCGCACAGGGCGGACAGATAGACCCCGGCTTTCTCGTTGCCAAGTGTATCAAGCACGCTTTCAAGACTTATCCCAAGGCGCGTATCGGCCATGCCACACAGTTGGAGTCACAGCAGGTTGACGAGACAGAAATCTCTGACGACATCTACGGCATCACCGACAATGGCGAACAGGTAGATACTGCCACAGGCGAGATTATTACCGACCGTCAGCCCGAACAATCCTTTGCTCCTGCCGACAACACAGCGGCTGGCGTAACCGTTGATCCTGCGGCAAATGATGATGACGACACTTTCTAATCCCTAACAACCGACAACTATGAGTGAACAAGCAACAAATACCGATTTGACCATCGTGCGCAAGGAGAACGTGCAGATGATAGCGCAGACTGCGCCCGAGGTGTACAAGAACAACACCATTTCTTGCAAGAAGTGTACCGACTTCGGCAAGCGGCTCCTCGTCCAAATCAAGGAGCACGGCATGACTGACGAACTGGATATGCAGTGCGCCACCTACATCAACAAGGCTCGCAACACGGTGAAGAAGATGAACACCAGCCGTTCTGCCATCACTAAAATCTTTGACCAGATACGCTCGGAGTTCACAGGCATGGAGAATGCCATCGACCCCACCAAGACAAACTCTGTTCCCTACCAGATACAACAGGCTCGCAATGCCTACGCTGCACAGAAACGTGCCGAGGAGGAGCGCAAGCGCAGGGAGGAGATGCTGCGCCAACAGCGTGAGCAAGCCCTCGCTCGCTACAAGGCTGACGTGGAGGACGACTACAAGCGGTCATTTAACACCCACACCACCAATGCCATCAACTCCCTTACCGAACTTAACGCTGCCATCACGCTCGACAACTACGAGGCGCAGTGCAAGGCTATTAAGCAGTTTCCTGTCAAGCTGCCCGATGATTGGGCTGCAAAGACTCCCTCCAATGTCCGCATTCCTGCCGAACTTGCCGACATGCAGGACAAACTCCGTGAGGTGCGCACATCTATCGCCCTCAAACTCATGGAGCAGTTTGCCAAGCAGTACGAGTTTGAGGTGGGCGACTACCGCGACAACATTCTCGACACACTGCCGTCCAAGAAAACCGAATTGGAGCGTATGCAGAAAGCCAATGAGGAAGAAAAGGCTCGCATGGCTGCTGAACTGAAAGCGCGTGAGGAGGCCGAGGCAAAACGCATTGAGGCTGAACGCAAGCGCAAGGAGGAGGAAGAGACGGCAAAGAAGAAGATGCAGCAGGAAGCGGCCGAAGTGGGCAACCTCTTTGGACAACAGGCCATCGTTACCCCTGCCGGGTATCAGCCCAAGACTTCCGTCAAGAAACGTCTTGTGTTCCACGATGCGCAGGGTGTCCTCGCTGCCTTGTCTCTTTGGTGGTCAAAGGAGGGACAATACCAGTCTGTCGAAGACCTTTCAAAGGTGTTCAAGAAACAGATTACCTACTGCGAGAAACTCGCAAACGACAAAGACCACCCCGAATTTATCAGTTCAACATCTGTCTCTTACGAGGACGAAGTTAAAGCAAAGTAAACGATTATGTACGAAAGTGGATATTACCCGGCTGGCGCGGAGTACGACCCTCGCGCCCCATGGAATGAGCGTGAGCCTACAATGATTGAGTGTGCGGCTTGTGGCGGCAAAGGCTATCACTGGCACGCCTACGACTTTGAGGCCGACCGCGAAACGGAATGTACCGAGGAAACGTGGGAGTTGCTCCCCGAAACGGAAGAGGAGGCCATTGCCAAGCGCATGCACTTCATCAAGGGCGAAAAGGAGACCTGCGAAGTGTGCGATGGTGAGGGCGAAGTGGAATATGAACCCGATTACGATGACTATGACGAAGATTAAGCCTATCATCAACCCAGACGAATACTATCAGCGCAGTGAGGTCAGCAATTCTGACCTTACTGAACTGAAGAACCAGCTCCACCCACACATGCAGTATGGCGACCGTGAGGCGGCATTCCGCTTTGGCTCTATCGTGGATGCCATCATCACCGAACCCTCGCGTGTGGACTTCCTCCACATGACGATTGATGGTGAGCAATGCTCCGAGGAAGAGTTCCTCCACGCTCGCGAAATGCAGCGTGCGCTCCGTGCCGAGGCTCGCAGAGACCCATTCCTTGCCAAGGTGCTGGAGTTGTCCGAGACGCAGTGCTTTATGGTCAACAAGCAGCAGCCTTTCGATAATAGCGGTTTCCGTTTCACGCTCGACACGCGCTGCAAGTGGGACTGGTGGCTACCGTCCTGCCATTTCGGTGGCGACCTAAAGACTACGTTCGCCTCCACACAGGCGGAGTTCGACAACGCTGTCGATTTCTTCGATTGGGACAGGTCGCGTGCCTGGTACATGGACATAGCCCATTCCGACCGCGATTTCATCTATGCCATCAGCAAGAAGAACTGCCGCATCTTCAAGAAGTTCATCAAGCGTGGCGATGATACTTATCTCCGTGGTTTCGACAAGTACAACGAACTTGCTTTCCAGTATTGGGCTTTCTCTCTCGCATAATCACATAAAGAACAAAGTTATGACAAAGATACTTTCACCGACCGCACAAATCAATCTGCTCAAACGCCTCAGACGTATGTGTCCCTTTGCCGTCTGGTCGGGACAATACGGCTACACCTGTGGCGGCATGAAGAATGGTGTGCGCTCGTCCTCTGGTATGGGGGCGCAGACAAAGGAGGCTCGCCACTGCCATTTGAATTGTATTGACCTGCGCAAGGCTGCGTTTCGCAATGGCTACGACATCACACTATCAACCCACAAACTCAATGCGTATGGCTGAAACACTCCAACATCACCTCCGTGTCGAACCCTACGACTACCAAAAGGAGGGCATTCTTGCCGGGCTGCGCTGGCATCGTTTCCTCATCGGTGACGAGCCGGGGCTTGGCAAGACGCTCCAAAGCATCGGTGTCGTGGATTGTGCCAACGCTTACCCCTGCTTGGTCATTTGTCCGTCCTCGCTCAAAATCAACTGGCAGCGTGAGTTCGAGAAGTTTACCGACAAGCACGCTCTTGTGCTCGACAACTCCGTGCTTACCACATGGCCGTACCTCCTCAAAATGGGTATGCAGCAGGTGGCCATCGTCAATTACGAGTCCCTGCGCAAGTATTTCGTGTGGGACATCAAGGGCGGCTCGCGTGGCGGTTTCCGCTTGAAAGATGTTGTGTTTACTCCCGACATCAAGTTGTTCAAGTCTATCATCATTGACGAGAGTCACCGTGTCAAAGACCCGTCCGCACAGCAGACCATCTTTGCGCGTGGCATTGCCGAGGGAAAGGAATACCGCATCTTGCTGTCTGGTACGCCTGTGGTCAATCGCCCTGCCGACCTCATTGCGCAACTCTCCATCATGGGACGCTTGCCCGAGTTTGGCGGACGATCCAAGTTTCTTGCCGAGTATGGCGGTGGAGAGATTACTAAGGAGAGGCGCAACAAGGAGGAGGAAGATGCTCCGCGCAACCTCGAACGGCTCTCTGCCGAACTCTACTCGCGCTGCATGATACGCCGCGAAAAGGCTAAGGTGCTTACACAGCTGCCCGACAAGACGCGCACCGACCTCATCGTGGATATTTCCAACCGTGACGAGTATATGCTTGCAGAACACGACCTTGCCGAATACCTGCGCCAGTACACCGAGTGCGACGACCTCGATATTCGCAGGAAGATGCGCATGGAGGCTTTGGTGAAGTTCATGACGCTGCGCTCGCTCTCTGCCAAAGGCAAGGTGAAACAGGCTATCGACTTCACGCGCACATTCCTCGCCAACGGCAAGCCGCTCATTCTCTTCTGCTCCCTGCATGAGATTGTGGACGAGATTAAGAAAGCGTTCCCCAAGGCGGTCTCCGTTACCGGGCGCGACTCCATGATGATGAAACAGGCGGCTGTCGATGCTTTCCAGTCGGGCAAGGCGCAACTCATCATCTGTTCCATCAAGGCGGCTGGCGTGGGCCTCACGCTCACGGCATCTTCCAACGTGGCCTTCGTTGAGTTTCCATGGACTTATGCCGACTGCTGCCAGTGCGAAGACCGTGCCCACCGCATCGGGCAAAAGGACAACGTTACGTGCTACTACCTGCTTGGCCGTTCCACCATCGACAGCACGCTCTACTCCATCATCCACAAGAAGAAGTCCATCGCCAACCAGATAATGGCCACCGATGACGACATTCCGCAGGATGAAATGTACTTCGATGAACTTGCAAGTCTGTTCCTCAATCCAGTGCAAGATGGCTGACCTCTGCAAGACCGACCTGCAAAAGGTCATTTCCTACCTCGATGAGGCTGCGAAGATTTACGATGCGTTGCCCATGCAGAAATGCAAGTGCCGCGCTTACATGATAACTCAATTAACAAACAAATTAAAATCAAAACTCAATCATGACAAAAAATGAATTGGCAAAGGAGGTTGCGGTTTCCGAGAAACTCCACCTCTCCACTACGTTCCAAGCCGTTGACGGCATTCTCCGTGTCATCAAGCAGACACTCGCCAAGGGTGAGCCTGTTATCATCCGTGGTTTCGGCACGTTCCAACCCACCGAGTGCAAGGAGCGTCCTGCACGCGATTTCAAGACTGGCAAGCCTGTCGTTATTCCGGCACACAAGTCCGCAAAGTTCCGTGTGAGCAAGGACTTCATCAAGTTTCTCAACGCTGAAGCAGGAAAGGAGGCTACCGTATGATGCTCTATGAATGTGGTGTCCGCTACGTGCGGACTATGGAGAACGGCATGACAAAGAAAGTCACCGAGCTGTACCTTGTCGATGCACTTTCCTTTGCCGAGGCTGAGGGACGCATCACAAACGAGATGGAGCCGTACATTTCGGGCGAGTTCGATGTGGTTACTATCAAGCGCACCAACATTTCCGAGATTGTAGAGGGGCTGTCCACTGCCGACAAATGGTTCAAGGCTAAACTCATGTACATCACCATTGACGAGAAAACAGGCAAGGAGAAGAAACAAGCGGTTCACTTCATCGTCCGTGCCTCCGACATCAACAACGCCCACATCTGTGTTGTCGAGCACATGAAAGGTTCTGTGATGGACTACGAGATTGCCACGCTTGACGAAACCAAGATTATGGATTTATTCCGCTACAAGGTTAATACGAGCGACAATGGCTAAGTTTTCTTCATTTGCTTTCCAAGGCCGGAATAAGTACGGCAACGAGCGTGTGGGCGGTCATGCCTCCAAGAAAGAGCATTACCGCGCTGCCCAGCTCCGCCTCATGGAGCGTGCCGGACTTATCTCCGACCTGCGGGAGCAGGTGTCCTACGAGTTGATACCTGCCCAGTATGGCGAGTGTGGCAAGGATTTCAAGGGGCGCGACACGCGCGTTCTCCTCGAGCGTCCCTGCCGTTATGTTGCCGATTTCGTCTATACCGACCGCGCGACAGGGCAGACCGTTGTCGAGGACACGAAAGGCGTTCGCACTAAAGAGTATATCATCAAGCGGAAACTCATGCTCCACGTTCATGGCATCCGCATAAAAGAGGTTTGATTATGGCACGAGACAGTTTTGTTTTCTATCGCAGTTTCTTTGAGGCTATCAAGCGTATGCCCATCGAAGTGCAGACCGAGGTTTACCCGGCACTCATTGAGTATGCGCTTGACAGCAAAGAGCCGAAAGGACTTTCCGACATCGCGCAGGGGGTGTTCATTCTCGTCAAGCCTAACATTGATGCGAGCATCGCACGCAAAGAGAATGGCAAGAAGTTCGGCAAGCTTGGCGGTCGTCCTCCCAAGAAAGGCAAGACTGCCTCGTCTGCCAAGTCTAAGGGCGAAGCCCCTACACCTCCGTCTGATTATTCGCTCTCCCTTGAGCAGGAGATTGACCAGATGAAAGCCGACCGCACATGGAATGAGCCTGTGTGTATGCAGTTCCACCTCGATGCCGATGAACTTGCCAAGCGTCTTGACGCTTTCCACAATCATTGCAAATGCGAGAATGACGGCAAGCCGCACTCCAACTTCAACGATGCCAAGCGTCATTTCTGCTCATGGATGCGCAAGGCTTACGCGCCTGTCGAGCATGACAGCGATGCGGAGCTGCCGCCTCCCTCGTATGAGTTCAACGGTGGCTTTGGCGGTCAGGACATTTAATCTGTATGAGTTATGAACAATAAGCCATATCCCAAGACTCTCGTCACCGAACTTGCCAAGTTCGGCAAGCGGCCTACTGGCGATGCCGAATGGGACGCTTGCATCTTGCAGGCGTGCCGCAACAATCGCAAGAGTGCTCCTACATGGCTGTCGCTCCACGATGCTGCCCTGCGGTTTCGCGAGGAGGCGGAGAAAGTGCGTAAGCAAGCCTACAATCTTGCCGACCCCGATGTGTATTCAGCACACAGCGCATTCGTCATGCACATTGCCAACAACATTGTGCTTGCTCCGCAAAGGCGCAAGTTCATCGTTGACGACAACAACCGTGATGTGCTGCGTTTCCTGCTTTACTATTTCAACAACTGCCCTCTGGCAGAGGAGGTCTTTCCCGGTCGTGGCTACAAGCTGCACAAGAGCATCCTCATACAGGGCGGTGTCGGTGTGGGCAAGACGCTCCTCATGCAAATCTTCAGCGAGTATCTCCAGCGCACCAACAACCCTCGTTTCTTCTGGAACTTGTCGGTCACTCAGATGGTCAACTACTACACCATTCACAACAACCTCGACCGTTTCACCTACAACGAGGAGGAGTGCCGTGGTTTCAAGTGCAACCCTCAGAACGTGTGCCTAAACGACATCGGCATACAAGACCGCACATTCTTCGGCATGGACACTGGTCTCCTCACAGATGAGTTCCTGCACGCTCGCAACGAGATTTGGACGCAGTACGGCAAGTTTGCCCACCTCACCACAAACCTCGACAACAACGAACTTCAAAAGCGGTTCAAGCGCAATGACGGTTTCGGCCGTCTCGTTGACCGTTTCAAAACTTACAACGTAATACCCCTTATGGGAAAGAGTAGAAGATAATATGGACGCAAAATCATTTTTCATGCTTGTGCGTGAAATGCGTACAGTGCAAAAAGAATATTTCCGCCTCCGTTCACATGAGGCATTGACTAAGAGTATGGAGTTGGAACGGAAAGTTGATACAGAAATTCACAGAGTGGAGGACATCCTTGGACTTGACTCTCTATAAAAATGTAGAATATGAAATACAGACATAGAACAACTGGAGAAATAATCAATGTTCTCCGACATAACGAGAGAGGCGATTTTGCCGAATGTACAGACAACAACGGCAAAGTGTATGGTTTGCAAGCAAACCTGTTCAGAGATTATGAGCAGGTCATTGAGGACAAAACCATCAATTGGGAGCAGCGTAGATACGAGATTGCCAAGGCAATGCTCCCTGCAATCTATATGGACGATGGCAATGCACAACGTGCAGACCACTCGCCAATCAATGGCTTTGAGTACAAAACGCCACAAGGCTGTGCAAAAGAGGCAGTCAGTTTGGCTGATGCACTAATCAACGAACTTCAAAAGAAAGGGGCAAGCAATGAGAACAATTGATTTTCGTGGTAAAGCCGTAGGCAGTGGCCGCTGGATACATGGTGATTTGGTTTGGAATGGTCGCACTCCTGCCATTTTTGAAGATGCCAATCAAGAAAATGGTTGCATCACCGTAAAGGAAAGCACGCTCGGCATGAACACCGGGCTGAAAGACAAGCACGGCCACGAAATATACAATGGCGACCATGCCCCCAACTTCGGAGACATCATGCACATTGACTGGCTGCAAGTTCCCGACTTCGACCTGCTCACATACTCTTTTCCATGCCAAGATATATCCTCGGCTGGCCGTCAGCGTGGCTTTGCGCAGGGTAGCGGCACGCGCTCTTCCTGTCTGTGGGCTTGTGCCGACGCTATCTCTGCCAAGCATCCCAAGTGGCTGCTCATGGAGAATGTCAAGGCTCTCACACAAAGGAAGTTTGCCAAGGACTTCTACAAGTGGCGCGAATGGCTTTCCGACCAAGGCTATACAAGTTACTTCCAAGTCCTCAATGCCAAGGAGTACGGCATACCGCAAAACCGTGAGCGTGTCTTTATGGTGTCCTGCCTGGGCGAACACCCTCGTTTCTTCTTTCCCAAGACGTTCCCTTTGGAGTACCGACTGAAAGATATTCTTGAGGACAATGTGGACGAGAGTTATTACTTGAAGCCTCAGCAGGTGGAGAGTATCATCAGGCATTGCGAGCGCAAGGTGGCAGAGGGGTGCGGTTTCAAGGTAAACTTCCAGTCGCCCGATGATATCAGCGGTGCAATCAAGACCAAGGAGGGGCAACGTGAATACGACACCTACATCAAGGAGCCACTCAACACCGATATGCAGGGCAACTCTCGCACCATCACTGCCCATTACCATAAGTTGGGCTACACCGACTTTTCAAGCGACCTCTGTCCGCATACTGGTGTCATGGAGTATTCGCCTCTCTTCTTGGGCTACACTCGCGACCACAAGGGCAAGGTGGTGTCCCACAACCTAAAGGACATCAGCAACACAATTGTCGCATCCAACCATGGGCGCAATGGCAGCACAGCGCAGTATCTCGTAGAGCCGATGATTTACAGCAGTCCTCACGGATTTAATTTCGGGGGGGGTAAAAATTTAGCACCTACCGTAACTTCTTCCGCCTATGCCGACAATAACTTTCTCGTCAAGGACTTCCGCATCCGCAAACTCACGCCTCGCGAGTGTTTCCGTCTTATGGACGTGGCCGACTCCGACATCGACAAGATACAGCAAGCGGGCATTTCCAAGACGCAGCAGTACAAACTCGCTGGCAACTCAATCGTGGTCTCCTGCCTCTACCATGTGTTCCGCAAGATGTTCATCGACCATTCCAACGAACAGAAAGGATATGTGCAGCTCTCACTCTTCTAAACTTAAAACATCAACAATGTCTCAACTTTATATCTTTGCAACATGATAAAACTTTTGGAACGTACACGCCGCCCCGACATCACATTCTGCTGCAATGGACGCATATTCATCACGGCAAGGGTGGTGCGTCTCCTCTCGCTCCGTCCGGGCGACAGCATAAACATCGCCTTTCACCTTGGCGAGTGTTACTTGCTTGCTGCCCGGCACGACAACGCCATCGGGCGACACATTGCCCAGTGTTACCCCACAAAGAAAGGCTCGCGCAACTATTGCGCCAACTCCGTCATGCTGTGTCGGCTTATGCTCGACAACTGCCGCATCCGTGAGCAGCGTGCCTCTTTCATGGTGGGCAAGGAGGAAATGCGGAATGGTGAAGTGTACCTCCCCATAATCTATAAAATGCCGTTATGAACCAAGAAATCAAATACAGCGGATTTTCTGCCGTGCCGTCCGACTACGAATGTTCTGACGGCTCTCTTGCCGTGTCCATCAACCTGCTGCCCGAAGATGGTGCTTTGCAGCCAGTCCTGCCTCCGTCTGTTGAGGTACAGCTTGCTGCCGAAACAGGCAGTTGCGTGTACATTCACGAGACGTCAAGTTTCACACATTACATAGTGGCCAATGGCAACGCTTATAGTTGGTTCGACAAAGGAAAGCCAGATACGATTGTCTCTATTAGCAATGTTTCCAGTTGCATAAAGATTACATCAGTTGGCAATACGCTAATTTTTCTTACCGGGAATGGTATGCAATACTACCTGTGGAAAGGCGGCTCCACAGGCTACCTGTATCTTGGCTCGCATATTCCAGAATGTCCGCTGTCATTTGGTTTGCAGGGAGAATTAGTCCGCACAGACGAGTTCTCTATCAGTTTCAACGGCATCAGCGAGGGCGACATTTGGAAAGAGTTTTCTGACGACAACAAGACTAAGATAACAGACCAAGTATTGGCCAAGGTCAATAAGTTCATTGCAGAGGAGAGCACCAATAAGGGACGGTTCATCTATCCGTTCTTTGTCCGTTATGCCTATCGCCTGTATGACGGCACACTGACTATGCACTCCGCACCCATTCTAATGATTGCATCTTCCGACCTCTCACCACAGGTTTTTTGGAACCATATCAAGGGTAAAGGTTCTTATAAAGATGCTACAATGCGTGTTGTTGGTATGGTGCATAAGTTGGATTATGCTGTAATCGAACAGTCCTATATTGACAACCTCTCTAATTGGAAAGATATTGTACGTTCCATTGACATCTTCTGTTCAAAACCTATCTACACCTACGACCAGAACGGAAAGTGTGAACGATTTGCACAATCATCCGATATAGACTCGTACTGTGTATGCAAGCACACCAATCAAGCAGCATCTACCACAACATACCCTCTACGTTACCAAAAGCACACATTCAACAAACTCTACGCGTTCACATTCGACCCAACAAATCTTACTTATCCTGCCGGGCGTTTGATACTGCCTCGCAGGTCGGTCGATGCGGTGAAAGAGGACATCAAGTCCACATCGCAGTTCTATATGCTGGAGAGTATAAAGATAGAGGCTCTAACCACTACACGCACATTGCTCAACATCGAAGAGGATTATCTTCAGTCACTGGTAACTCGCGAAGTAATGACCGATGACTATGACAGCCACGACACTCTTATTCCTCGTTATGCGTTTGCCTACAACTCACGTCTCAACATAGCGAACATGAAGAAAATGTTGTTTGCTGACTACAATGCGGCATCTGTATTTTGTTACACGGACGGATATGTGGCAAATTATAGTAATGCTTCACCGACTGTTGCAGATGGAAAGGCTGCATACTCTGTATATGTTTTTATAAAACAAGATGGTAAGGACATTATAGTGCATGGTAATGCTTATCAATTGGGATATAGTGATGCGCCCATGCTGTTCATATTCTATCCGAATGTCAATGCTTACAAGGCTATCATTGTAAGGTGGTACGCTTTTGGTTCACCATACGAGGTGCAGCTTGAACAGCATGGTTTCCTTAATGGCTCATTCTATTTTGGTGGTTGGGACAATCCCGAACAGAAAGGTTCTGTTCCTACGGCATCAACCATTGCCGACCGTATGATTGATGTACCTAACAAAATCTACACCTCCGAAGTAAACAACCCTTTCTATTTCCCTCTCCTCGGCATCAACACCGTTGGTACAGGCGAGATAAAGGGCATCTGTTCCGCAGCCAAGGCTCTCTCGCAGGGTCAGTTCGGCCAGTTCCCTCTCTACGCTTTCACCACCGAGGGAGTGTGGGCGTTGGAGGTGTCGAGCAGTGGCACATACTCCGCTCGCCAACCCATCACACGTGATGTCTGCATCAATCCAGATGGCATCACACAACTCGACTCTGCCGTTCTCTTCCCCACCGACCGTGGCATCATGCTCATCAGCGGCTCGCAGACGCAGTGTATTTCCGAGGCTATCAACTCCGAATATCCGTTTGACGCTACGCAGTTGCCGGGCTTCACCAAGTTGCACGCCATGCTCGGCCATGAGCCATCTACCGACAAGTGCTTGCCAACGCTGCCGTTCACGCAGTTCCTCAAAAAGTGCCAGATGATATACGACTATGTGCATCAGCGCGTCATTGTCTATGCGCCCTCCATCACATACGCCTATGTCTATTCGCTGAAGACACAGCAGTGGGGCATGATATTCTCCAATATCTCCTCACACCTCAACTCCTATCCCGATGCGCTGGTAGTGGATGCAAACAATGCAGTCCTCAACTTCTCCGTTCCGAAGTCCGAGCAGGTCAAGTGCCTCTACACTACACGCCCTCTCAAACTCGAAGCGGCCAACGTTCTGAAGACTATCGACTGCATCATTCAGCGCGGTTTCTTCCGCAAGGGCAGTGTGGCTACGGCTCTCTATGGCTCGCGCGATTTGATAAACTGGCATTTGGTTTGGTCAAGCAAAGACCACTACCTGCGTGGCTTCCGTGGCTCACCTTACAAGTATTTCCGCATTGCAGGTGTCGCCACACTCAATGCAGACGAGAATATCTTCGGTGCGTCCGTGCAGTTCTCACCGCGCCAAGCCAACCAGCCGAGATAAAGATATTATTAGGTTCATTAGTTTTTTAGGTAAGATTGTTTTAGGTAACTACGAAAAGAGCCGGGATGCGTGATGCACCTCGGCTCTTGCTTTTAGTCTAGGAAGTGTTGCCTTATCCGTGTACGCTCCATTCGCGAATGAATGGCGGTTCGTATCTCCGTCTCGGCCTCCGCTGCCTTGGCAAGCCACGTCTCGCTCTTGGCTGGATTTGTGATGCTCAACCAGTCGGCCACACCTCGGCACACCAAGTATTCATGTATCAGCCTTTCCACAAGCGTGAGCGTTGTCTGCGACATGGTGGTCGGCACGTTCATCACGATAACGTATTGCTGTCGCTCCTTTAGCGTGTCGTCCAGTTCCGTGTTCACGATGTCTTTCTTCGCCCACGGATAGAGCAGTTCACGACACATCGACACGCCCAAGTCCATCATTCTTGTCATGCGGTCCACATTGCCCTCTTCGCCCACGTCAGCCACCATGTGCTTGGCGTGTTCTGTATCGGGCGGCATCACATGGCTCTCCACATAGGCGTAGTTCTTGATGTCATAGAGCAGTTGGTCGCGCCCAAACGTGAGTGTCACTTTAAGCGTGCTGCCCTCATTCTTCACACAGCAACTCATAGGCCATGCTTATTTATTCTGTGGGACGTTTCGGGCGGCTCCGCTTGCTCACGGCTTGCTGTATGCTCACAAGGCTCTTCTGCGCCAGTGCCACATACTGCTCCGCGTCTGCCTTGTTGGTCACCATGTACCACTCCGCAATGGCGGTGTTCTTCAGATAGTCGTGTATGGCTTCGCCTACGCCTGTCGTGGCGGCCTCATTGAAGTTGCTTGGCATCTGGAGTTTCAGCGACAGGTCGTCGCTGCCGTCATAGTGGCTGTTGTCGGTCGATGTACCGTCCTCATCAAGGTATTCGGCAAGTTCGGTCTTTACCTCGGCAAAGCCTTTCTTGATGGAGCGCAGTATCTTCTCGCGGTTCTCCTCGTCCTCCGAGGCGAACATGCTGGCCACTTCCTTGTGGTTCTCCTTGTTCTGTATCGTGCGTCCGCGAAGAAAGGTCTCGTTCATGATGTCGTACAGCAGCCAGTCTATCTTGATGGTTGCCGTTACCTCTTTCTTTGCACCTAATGTTTCTGACATATTCTGTTTCTTTTTGTTGGTTAATCACTTGGGCGTGTCGGTTTTTTCCTGCTGTACAGCAGTCGTTCCGCTCCGTCCATCATTTCTCCTGCTTGGTTGAAGTAGTCGGTGGCCTCGCCCTTGTTGGCCAACTTGAACCATTGCCCGATGATTGATGTGATGAAGAAGTTGCGCAGGGCTGACTGCACATTGCTCGTCAGTTCCTTGTCAAACGACTTGCTCACTTCCAGCACGGCCACATACGCTGTTTTCTTCAATACCGGGATTATAATAGGGTCTGTGGGTATCACCGCTTGCTCGCTCGTGGCTTTCATTCCATCGGAGGGAAATGCCGTACTGACGCTCACAAGTTTGGTCGTTCCCGATATGAGCATCTGTTTCAGCCGCTCGTTGGTGGCAAGCACGGCCTCCTCCCAAAATCTGCCAAGGTCGCTCAACTCGCTGTCGGTGGCAAGTATGCGGTCTCGCGCTTTCTCGTCACCGTTTATCAGCTTCGCGCCTGTGTAGTCCGTGGCTTTCGCCACTTCCTCATACACATCGTCCTTGAATATTTGTACGGTTATCGTTTCCATCAGAATGAGATTAGTGAATACGTTAGTCCTATGCCCACATACGGCTGCATGCCTTTCGTGGTCAAGCCGTAGCCTGTCGTTACTCCTATGTGCCAACGCTTAGGGGGCTGCTTTTCTCTTATGGTTACCACCTCATGCAGGGGATATACAAAGATGCTGTCGAGCCGTGCGTGTACGCCACTGACGTATGCCTTGTAGTCCTTGCTCTCATACACGCTCTGCATAATGGGCAGTTCTATTGTCGCACTGTCCGTGCCGTTCTTGTCAAGGCTCTGTGCATAACCGCTTTCCGTAGTGTCGGCTCTGATGTGTGGCAATGTCGCATCACCAATCTTGATGCGGTCTGTTGGCACTCTCACCTCGGCAGTTCCGACTGGCTGCTTACTGGTGTACTTCGGTTCTCCCGGCACGTCCTTGATCGTGTCGCGCTTTATGATGGTGTCGGTTTGGATCACGATGTTGTGGCCATTCCCAGCCTTGGGTTCGGGATAGAGCAGTGCCACAAGCAGGAGCGTGAGCAACACGCCTCCTACAAAACTCAATGCGTGTTTCATGCTTTCGTGTGTTTGATGTAGTCCGTAATGCCCTTGTAGTGCAACTGCACGATGCTCCGCACCCCCTCCTCGCTCAACAGATATTCCACGTCTGCCTTGTTGTCTTGGAAGAGGTTCTCCGTCAGCACGGCTGCGCACTTGGTATGCAGCAGTATGTAGAAGCGTGCCTCATAGTCGGGGTCTTTGTCGCTCCAGTCGGCACGCATGGGTTTCTGCTTGCTGTCGTAGTCGCCCTTGGCCTTGTGCGCGTCAAAGCTGCCGATGTAGTCTTTCAGGCTTTCCTCGGCTGCGTTCCACAGGTCGGTGGCAAGCAGGTCGGCACTCGTCTGGCCGGGCGAGGTATATACGCACCAGCCTCCTGCGCTCTTCCACTGGCCGTCAGCTCCTGCGGCATTGTGGTGTATCGACACGAGGAGCACGTTCTTCGCTCCGTACTTGTCGCAGTACTTGTTGGCTCGCTTGCATCGCTCGGCAAGCGACACATCGGTCTCTTCGGGTACGAGCAGGTGTGCCTCCACTCCGTTGCTCAGTAGGGTGTTCACCAACCTGCGTGCTATCTCTCTCGCTTTCTTGTATTCGCGCAACCGCTTGTCGGGGCTGCACTTGCCCGGTGTGTTCTCACCGTGGCCGTTGTCAATCAACACTATCATCTTTCTCTTCTTTTAGTTTGTCAAGGTTCACGTCAAAGTGTCTTGCCGTCTTGTCCACCATCACTTGCTGCAATGCTTTCCAAAAGCGGTGCTCTGCCTCTGGTCGGCAGCTGCTCTCGTTCTCCAGTATCGACCACGCCTGTTCAAAGCATATCACGCCTGTAAGGATATACGACAACGGCACTTGCATGTGTATGAACACCCAATGCTCTGCCAAGTATGCCAGCACTATCAGCCACAGCCGCTTGGGTATTGTCTGCTTCACCACCTTGCCAAAGGCGAACGAGGTAAACTTGGCTTTCTTCCTGTCGGTCTTTTCGGGATAGGCTGCGTGTACGCGCTTGTCGAGCTTGAAAGCGGTGTATGCGTCATACAGTATAAAGATGATGGCCACCGCTATCAATGGGAATGTCGGTCTGAACTCTGCCACAAGCCAGCCTACCATGCCGCCCACGGCCATGGCCGCGAACTTCCAAAGTTTGAATACTACTGCCATACTGCCCATCTTATTAAGCGTCCTACAACTACTCCTGCCACTGTGCAGCCGAAGTCTATCCAGTCCCACTTGCCGCCCCACAACTCATCTTTGAGTTCCAAGGCTGCGGCTACGCCCACTCCTGCATACGCTGCGCAATAGTTATCATCAGCACCCAAGCCAATGATAATGCCACCTACGATATGCTTGTTTCTGTTGCTGGTATGCAGCCATGTAATGATTTTCTTCTTCATGTCAATAAGAATTTGGTTCTCTGCAAATTTACTTACAGGCATGGCTCTTCTCCTTTTATCTGTTGTGGCACACGAAAAAAGGGACGCAAGAATTGCTCCTGCGTCCCTCTGTATGGGTTGTGTTTCTCTTACTGGATGTCAAACACGCTCCAGTCTATGTTGTCTTTCTCTTTCCAACCGTCCATGATGGCGTTGAGAATGTAGGCTGATGCCTCCTTGCTGAACTTGATGAAATCCTCTCTTGTCTCAAAGGTGTAGTACACTGGCGTTGCGTCCGCCTCCTCGTTGAGTTTCAGCGTGAGCGGATAGACAATGCTCTCGTTGTTTTCCAAAGAGGCGTAGTTGCGCTGCTTCTCGTCCGACAGCCACACCTTGATGCCGTCATACTCAAAGCGGTTCACAATCTTATCCTTGGTCTCTGCGTCTATCGTGTCTCTGACAAGCTGCTTTATCTCGTCAATCGTGGGCTTGCGGCTGAACGTGTGGCGGTATTCATAGTTGCCATCCTCAGTCTTGTAATAACCGAAGTAGAGCAGCCATTTGTTCTTGCCTATGCGTTGCAGTCCGTCTTGCCGTTGGGTTGTGCCGTATATCTTTTCCATGTCGTTATGAATTTATTACGTTGCAAAGATACACCGACACACCACACATTGCCTTTTATCTTTAGTGAGCCGTCAAGTGAAATTGTACTTGCGCTTGCTGCCGTCAAACACCTCGCACTTGATGATGGTCTCGAATGGAAAGCCGTCCTCTATGTCGCTTATCTGGTCGAGTATGCCTTTCATCTCCAATGAGGCGGTGAAGAACTTGCCCCATTCCGAGCTGGCTGGATTGCGGAATGACACCAAGTAGCGGTCTTCGCCCTCTTTCGTGTCTATGCCTGTCTCAAAGTCGTGAATTTCTATCGGTATGTTCACGATGTCACCGAGGCGTGTCACCTTGCCGGGAAAGCGTTTCTTGCCGTCAGCAGGTGTATAGGTTACGCCCATTTCTGAAAACTTCTTCATGTGTTTACCTGTTAATGTATAATATAGATGTTTACAATCTGCGTGGCAAGTCATTCCCTTGAATGACCCTATTATCTGTTGCCGCCTCTTGCGCGACTTTATCTTGGCGAGTTTCCGTGCAGCGTTCACCTTGGTACGCTTTCTCAGCAGGGAGTACTCCCCATAATCAATAAAGCCGAGTGCGTCCATTCCTGCACTGATGGGTGCAACTTTCTCACTCGGCTTTATTATCAGATTGTAGGGTTTGCATAGTCTATGCAGGGTGTCCCTGTGTTTCCACAACTCTTTCTTGTTGTCTCCAAGTATGTATATGTCGTCACAAAAGCGGTTGTAGTTGTCTTTTCCACATTCCTCTATCATGGCATGGTCTATGTCGTTGTGGTACAGGTTGCCGAAAAACTGCGAGGAGCGTAGTCCCTTGCTGATGCCTACGTTGTCATTCGGGTGCAGAGCCTTTACAAAGTCTATGAGTATGGGCAGCAGCACTGGGTCGGCAATGTAGCGTTTTATTATCTCTATCAGTCGGTCATGCAATATGTGGTCGTAGTAACCTTTGTAGTCGCTTTGATAGTAGTATATGAGTTTCGGATTGTTCCGCCTTGCCTCCTGCATCTTGTGATACAATCCGTGTGGCCCTCTTCCCTCTATCGAGGCTGCGGTGTTCTCTATCAGTATGGGCGCAAGGTGTTTTTCCACTATCTCCATGATGGCGTTGCTGCCCACACGCTCTATGACGGACGGTGCTTGCACGGTTCTTATCTTCGGGCCGTCTGCCGTCTCAAACGATTTAAGGTGCTTGATGCGGAATGTGCCGTTGGCTATCTGTGCCTTTAGCATGGCGATGATGTCCGCCTTGCGTTTCATGTAGCGCACCATGCGTGGCGTACATTCCACTCCGTCTATCACAATCGTCTCTCTCCACCTCAAACCGTTGCGTGTGTCTGCATTGTGCAGGTTCGACATGACGCGCTTGAACGAGCGTTCCATGTTCTCGTCCGCTACGATTTCGGGGATGAGGTTCGTTAGGGGATATGTAACAAAACAGGCAGAAGTCTTTTCTTCCACCTGTCCCAATAATTCGTCCAATGTATTGACAGCCTTCCTGTCCTGTGGGGAGTGCGTGTGCAACTCCCCACGTGTGGTTAATGTTGTGTTCCGGCTTTCCATAATTTCCATTTATGCTGTTGCCGAGGCTCTAATCCCTCGGAGTATGTTTGTGGCAGTCCTCGTGCCACGTCAGAGTCCCCCGATTAAGTACCACACAAGAATTTCAGCCGCCCACCGTAGTTCGTGTTCGAGTTCGAAGAAGCGTTGTTCGCGTTCGCATAGGCGAGACCGCTGTTCGCATTCGAGTTGTTGCCAGACCGCAGAACACAGCGGCGCGTGGGATTTTCTGCCTTTTGTTCCTTTGCTTACATAATCGGACGCACTATGTCCACTTTCAGACCAAGCGCATCGATGATGCGGAAGAACATGCCAACACCCGGCTCTATCACGCCTTTCTCTATGCGTGAGATATAGGTCTTGTCTGTTCCCACTTTCTTGGCAAGGTCTGATTGTGTCATGTGCTCTTGCTTTCTTGCGTCAAGGATTACCTGTCCTACGCAGTAGGCGTAGGCTTCCTTTCTGAATGCCTCTCTTTCGGGAGTTCCCTCCTTACCATAGTCTCTGTCGAGGATTGCATCCACGCTTCCTATTTGTTGCTTTGCTTCCATAACATGTACTCCTCTTTTAATTTTAATGCTCTTTTTATCTCATCGGGCGGTGTCTTTTGGCTTTTCTTCTGAAAGCCGTTGAACAGCACCACTATATTGCCATTGTCAAAGATGAAGAATACACGGTAGATATTACTGTTGTATTCTGCTCTCAACTCAAACAATCCGTCTTTGATGAACTTGACGAATTTCTCACTTAGGCGGACTTCCGTCTTTAGCAAATCCAATATGTAGGCTACTTTGCGTCTTGCTCCGAGTTCCAACGACTCATAGAAGTTCGGAAAGTAATCTCCGTAATGGATAATAGTCCTTTTCTGTTCCATGCTGCAAAGGTAATACTTAAAGTTGATATATCCTACAACTTTTGCAATTATTTTGCATCGCTCATAAAAAACTCGCTTACGCGAGAAAGCAGGGAGAGGGAGCAGCCTCCTATCGTCGGCTCTCCCTCTGACGCTTTTTTCGTAGCTGCGCTTGCCGCTTTATCCGACTATTACGAATTTGCCGCGGAAGGCCAGCCGCCCACCGAAGTACGCGTACGAGTACGAAGAAGCGAAGTACGCGAGCGCACAGGCGAGACCGCTGCTCGCATACGAGTAATTGCCAGACCGCAGAACACAGCGGCCTCTACTGCCAGGGAACCATACTCCTGCTGCATAGTGTGTAGTGTATTTGCTGGTGTCTGTCTGATGCACCTTGCTCGGCAAGATGTCGCACTTCGCTCCATGCACCACTCTCACAACGCAGTTGCCGTTAGAGTTCACACACTGCACCACACGCTCGGTTTTCTTCACCGGGTCGTAGATGTGGAATTTGTAGTCTATGGGGTCATCGTTGGTCTCTACGCAACGGTTCTTATAGAACGTCTCGTAGCTCTTCACATTTCCTGCAATGTAGTCCATCCATTCACTATCACAGCCCACATAATGTTTGAGTCCCATGATGGAGTTCATTGCGTTGCCCACATACGAGGTGTCGGCCATACCTATGTTGTCGAGGCTGTTCAGCGTGGCATCGTGTGCGCCATTGCCAACAACAGACTGCTCGTTGGTCGTGCCGTGGGTCGCCCACCACAGGTTGCTGATTTCCTTGTGCTGCTCGTAGTCTTGGAGCTGGTAGCCCTCTCCGCGCATGTGCGCACTGTTTTGGAAGTCCTTTGCCGTGTAGTGTATCGTCCCGGTCGGTGTCTCTGTCGGGTTGCCATCCGCGTCGTATGCCCACTCTGCCGAGGTCTGCGAAGTGCCGTCTCCCTTGCGTGAGCGCACCGCGCCCGATATGCTCCTCGGTCGTTTCAGTCCGTCTATGGTGATGGGATATGTTCCCAAGAGGCTGTCGTTCTCGCCAACGGTGTGCTCCGTCCATTCGGGTTCTATGGCCTCTATATGCTCGCTGTCAACGGCAAGACACAGGCTGTCCTCTATGTCGCGGTACGAGGTGAAGTACATCCACTTCGCTCCGCCCGGCACATCGCAGAACACGTAGTTGCCTATCGAGAAGTCGAAGTAGGTGTGGCTCACCATCATGTTGAACTTGCCTACTATCTGTCCGTTCTCGTCCGTGAACACGGCTCCAAGCCTTGCGTGGTTCAGTCCCGGCCATCTCACCTGCTTCATGCCCTCCACGTCCATGCGGTAAGCGTTCACATTGGCAGCGGTGGTGATGATGTTCTCGTCTATCACCGTGCCTACCTCTGCCTCGTCAGCATACACGCCAGTGTTCTCCGCATAGAGCAGTGCCGATAGCATGGCCTCGCGCTTGTTGTTCACGGTGGATAGCGGCTCGTTCTCCGTGGTCGAATAGACGATGTACTTCTGTTGGTTCTTGTAGTCGTTCACGCCCTTGTACCAGTGGTGGGGCAGATGGTGGAAGATGTCAAAGCCCTCTCCTGCGCTATCGCCCACATCGAAACTCTCGCCTGTGGCAAGATAGTTGAAGTCGCTGTCGCTCAGTTGCACGCCCTCCATCTGTTTGAGTTTGGAGTTGTAGGTACACTTGTAGGCGTGGGTCTCCTGCAATATCTTCAGTGTGTGTCCGCTCGCCACAAAGGTCTTGTCGTAGTCCGAGCCTGTCTTGTTTTCGGGGTTGCTGTATCGCTCACAGAAGTCTCCGCTCACGATGTCGTCTATCTTCACCACCGAGAACTGCGAGTTGATGACGGTCAGTTTCGGGAAGTATTTCTGCAATGCCTCCACCTCGCTGTCCTCCACAAGTTCTGTCAGTATCCATCGGCCGATGATGCCGCTGCACTGCCCGGTCTCATCGTAGGTGCTGCCGTTCGCGTCTATGCCCACGGCTCCGCTCTGCATGATGCCGCGCAGCATCTCCACGCTGGCGGTGGCGTTCACGCCCGGTATGCGCACGCTCTTCAGCTGTCCTGCCGTGGTTATCTGCCGCAGCAGGGTCATGGTGTCGATGTGCGGACACTCGTCAAGGAACATTTTCTTCACGTTCGTCATTCCTGCTATGGTCAGTCCGCCAGGATAGGTCAGCTTGGGCAGGTTCTTGAAGTAGAGCGTGGTCATGGTGGCTGGCAGTTCAAGGGTCTCTATCGGGGCTGTCTCGGCAAGGTCTATGCTCGACAGTTGCGAACCGCTCGCCAACACCTCTTTCAGTCTCGGGCAGTACGAGGCGATGATGCTTGTTACCTTGGTGTTGCGTGCGTCTATGCGTCTGAGGAAACTCTTGTTGCCCATGTTGAGCTGCGTGATTGCTCCGCTTTCCTCGGCTGGCGTGTAGTCCGCTCCGCCAAGTATCAGTTCTTGCAGCATCGTGCAGTTCGAGATGTCCCAACCCTCGGCTTTCGGGGTGCAGCCGCTGATGTCAAGACTGGCAAGGCGTGTCGCTCCGAACACGTAGAGCATCGTTCCTGCGCCTGTGGCGGTCATGCCGCTCTTCAGCGTGTAGCTTTCTCCTGCTTTCAGATAGCAGCTGTCCACACAAGCGTCCGCACGGTCCACGCCTAATCCGAAGAAGCCGTCCTGCGCTGCCGTTATCTTGATGCTGATGTCCGTACCCACGGCACGCATCTTGAACGGATTAGTGTACAGCTCGCCCACTTGATAGTAGCCGTCACGGTAGACAAAGCGTTTCTCAAACGTCACGGGCAAGTCCTCATATCGCAATCCGTGTACGGCATAGTAGTAGTTTGCACCTGCCTTGGAGTTCTCGATGTACTTGCGCTCTCCGTCAAACGAGCTGGTTATCTTCGCCCACTTCGCTATGCGGTCGGTGATCCAGAGTTTCTTGCAGCCGTCTGCGGAGAATATCTTGATGCCGTCTGCCTCCGCGCTGCGCATGTCGCCCGCTATGTCGTGCAGCGTGATGGTGGTCTTGCCCTCATCTTCAAGCCAGAACTTGTCGGCTGCGTAGCCTTGCTGGAACATCACGGAGTTCCACCCTTGGTAGTAATGCTTGGGGTCGGTCACGCTGTCCAAGTCCCAAGGTACGGTGATGCCGCAGTCGTTGTCGGCAAGCCAGCAGCAATCTCCGTCATACCAGTGGTTGAAGTAGGCGCGTGTCAGTCCGTTGGTGTCGAGGTAGAACGAAATCATCATGTTCTTTGACCGCTGGTCAACGGCAAGCACATAGTCCGTGCCCACGATGTAGCACCCGGTGGAGCGCACGTTGGCATACAGATAGAGTTCCTCGCAGAATTTCTTCAGTCGGTTCTCCTTTGTTCCTGCCACGCTTTTGCCGTGCAGGGTGATGTTTCCGTCTGCCTCGGTACGGTCTTGCGAGCACTCCTGCGTCCACAGCAGCCATTTATATAGGTTGTACGGCACTTTCTTTCCCTTGGCGTAGAGGTCGTTCAAGTCGTCATCGTCGGGGTATCGGCTCTCGTAGTAGCCGAGCCACACGGGTTCGCCTGTCGATTGGTCTATGCGCATGAGGTCGTCCACGCTGTTCACGCCTTGCAGCCAACAGAACGAGTCGTATTTCAAGTACTCAAAGCACTCTACCGGGTTCAGCACCCTGCCTGTCACGCCCCATTTCTTGGTGCTCGTGTCATACTGCATCTTGCCTGTGGTGTCTTTCCACTTGCCTCCGCTGTATTTCACATACTTGTAGTCGTTCGTCAGGTACACCGTTCCCCAGTCGTAGTTGTTCACATCGTCTGCCAACACCTCGGCAAGGCTCTTGTCCACCTCGGTCGGGTCGGCTGTGGCGGTGGTTTCCACCATGCTGCCTGTACCGTCATTTTCAAGGAAGATGTGCTTCTCTCCGCAGTACTCGCTCAGCATGTAGATGTTCGATGCTATCAGCGCGTCACTGTTGGCCAAGGTCTGCACCTTGAAGATGTTGAGGTCTTGGTCTTTCTCGGCCACGAGTTCCACGAAGTCTCCGTAGTTCAAGCAGTCGCTGTTGTAGCCGCTCACTTTCTCGAAACCGAAGAACGAGGGGTTGCCCTTGTCCACGTTGAAGTTGGCCTTGGCATGGAAGTAGGCGTAGGTCTCGTTGGTTGCGTCCACGCTCTGATGGTCGGTGCGGAATAGGGCGCACGTCACGCTGTCGATGCTGGTGTTCATCGTGTCGCCTCCGTTGTAGGCGTTCTGCGCAGGGGTCATGTAGTCGGCTCCCATGGCTCGCTGGGTCTTGTTCATCAGCTCCATGGTCGCTCCGTTGTTCGCGCCTGTCGAGTCGGAATAGTCCACCTTGATGGTGATGGTCTTCACCCACAATCCTCCGTCTATCACCTGTATCTGGCTCTTCGCGGCCATCTTCTTGGCCTTTTGGAACTTGGCCAGTGCCACTGGGTCGTTCTTGAAGTCCTCCTCGGTGTGGAGCATCTCTATCTTGCAGCCCTTGAACTTGCCTTTCTTGTTCTTGATGGGGCGCAGCGATGAGGTCGTGCCTTGGTTCGTGGTCGGCACGTTGTACACCTTGCAGTCCTGCCACGGTCTGTCGGGGAAACGGATTACCCAGTCATAGTATGCCTTGGTTTTCTTGTCTCCGTCCAGCTTGTCGAGATAGCCGGGATAGCTCTGCTCGATGTCGGGCGTGTCGGCATTCTTCAGCAGGGTCACGCAACACAGCCCTGCGTTCATGCACGCTTGCAGGGTCGGCCTGTCCTTGGTCGTTCCCTCTGCGGTCTGCGAGGCCATCACTTGGTTCTTCTCGTACTCGGCAAGCATGGTTGCGGTGTCTTTCTGTCCCACCAAGTAGTTGTTGAATGCCTGTCGGTAGTTGTAGTAGGTCGCCCAACCTATGGCGCGGTAGAGGTAGATGTCGGCTTTCGTTCCGTCAAACTTTATCTGCATGTCGTTGTGGGCGAACTTCCCTGCATTGTAGTAGGTGGCTGCGGCCTCGTCTCCGTTCATGTATATCTTGATTGAGCCTATGCCGCTGTATGGGGCTATGCTGGTCGGCTCTATCACAATGTCGAAACGTGTCTCCTTGTCAGTGGCATACAGGGCTACGGCTGTCTGCTGTGCGCCCAAGTCGTCGGGGTTGGCTGCGGTTGCTCCATCACAGGTGAACACGAGTTTCTCGCCTGTCAAGTAGAAGCCGAGTTGGTTGTCGCCCAGGCAGTCGATGATGCGTGCCGTGCGGTCTTCCACATTCTTCACCTTTACCGTGAAACTCAGTGCCATGCCGTTCTGCTCGATGCTGGTGTTGGCGAACGGCTTGAACGAACACACGGCTTTCATGTCCTCGGCTATACGGAGTGCCATGCGTCCCTTGTCGTTCTCCGTGCCGTAGGTGGGTGTGCCATAACTGTCCTTGACAAAGCCGTTGCTCGACCAGTTGCAGTTCTCCACGGTTATCTCCACCGCTCCGTCCTTGATGGTCTTGTCGGTCTCTCCGTTGCTGCGTGAGTCCATGCTGATGTTGAACTCGCGCATGGTGGTCACTTCTTCCACGTCTACAAGCGAACCGTCCACCACGAATGTGGCTGTTTCCGAGCTGCTGTCACCGCACATTATCTTCACCGACACGCTCTTCGTGCCGTCATGCACGCTCTCCTGCACTTGTTTGGTGAATGTGTTTGTCTGTCCTCGGTAGGCTACGGTGGTGGTCTCTTGCGCTCCGTCATACCACACCACGGCTTGTGGCTCGTCTGTGTTGGCCACATACACGGCATAGTCCACCTCGATATTCTCGTACAACTTACGCTTGCCTTGCAGTTGCTCGGTGTACCAACGCATGGCCACTATCGGGGTGTTATTGCCGCTCTCCACCACCATAACGGCAGTGTGGAGGTAATTGCCCACTACACCCGAACCTACATCTTCTCCATGTATGCGCAGCGGATAGGCTCCGTGTGTAAGCAGCTCACCCAAGCAGTTCTTCGGGTCTACGGTTATGGAGTGTGAGTAGGTGTCAAGCACCACACTTGTGCCAAGCATCTTCCACTCTCCGTTGAGGTATATTTCTGTCACTACCTTGATGCCCTTGTCTGATGCGTTGTTGGCAAACTTGTACATCGGTATGCTCTTGGCTGCTCCTCCTGCCGCAAGTGCCGTACTTGACGTATAGTTAAGGGTCTGCACGCTACTGATGGTCACGTCCACACCGCTCACGTTGATGTTTCTGCTACCAGTGTTCCCGGCATCATCGTAGGCTATAAGTTGAAAACGCTTGGTAGTGGCGGTCACAAAGTAGCTGCTTACGTCCATCTCAAAGTCGTAGGTGTCTCCGCTTGCCGATGATGCTCTGTTGAACATGAATGTCTCCAAGGTCTGCCCGGTGTCGCGGTCTTTGAGCAACACCTTTTCTATCATGTTGCTCAGTTCTTGGCTGCCTTGTGTGGTAACGCTTCGCACGGCTGCTTTCATTACCACGCTGCCGCCAGCCTTGGCGTACAGCGGACTCTGCTCAAACTGTATGCTCACAATCGTACCTGTGCTTTCTCCGCCTCCTCCGCCTACGGCAAACTGCACCTCGTCGCCCACGGCTTCCTGCCCGGCATTCTGCAGTTGCAGCTTCACCACGCCCTGCGTCTCGGTGTCAATGTGCAGTGTGGTGGGTATGTTGGCGTATGCACCTCCTGTGGAGAATGCCTCCTTGCCGTCCTTTTCGGGGGTGTCCGAGGTCGGCACGGCATTGTTGCCGCCTCCTCCGAACTCCACCCAAGGTTTCAAGTCTGCCGGGTTGATGTCGTCCACGGTGCGCGTGAACTGGTAGGCTTCCCACTTGGGCGAGCCGTTGCTGGTCACATCGGCTGTCTTATAGGTCAGCACGACACCGCTCTTCATATACGATAGTCCGCTTTCTTTCTCTTTGTCCTGCACGGCTTTGATGGCGGTCGAAAGGGTGTACTCGGTGTCCTCGCAGATGTCGTTCACGTTCACCGTGTTGCCTATGGCACTGCCGTTCGAGCCGAAGTCTGTCCAGTTGGCTTCGGTTTTCCAGTCGCTTTCTTCTTTCTTGCCGTAGTTCGTCCACTGCTTGTTTTGCACGCCTGTCTCCGAGAGAAACGAGAGCACGATGCCGGGCTTCATGTAGCGTGCCTTGTTATCCAAGTCGAAGATTTTCTCAAGCACCACGGCAAGGGTCACTTCTCTGTCGCCAAGCGACAGCAGCACATTGGCATTGATGGTGTTGCGGTTCAGCAGCTCTGTTGTATTCTCTTCTATCAGCTGGCGGTTTATCTCGGCTGTACTCTCCACCTCGGTCATGCGTTCCTGCAACTCCGCTCCCTCGTCACCGGGGAATGCCGTGCCGCTTTTATGACCGAGTGCCAAGTCCGAACCGATTACGACCAATTTCGTACCACCCCAACGGTAAGTCTTGTTGGTGGTTACGTCCATGAAGATTTTGCCGCTGTGGGGCTTGCGTCCCTGCATCGCCCCATCACCAAAGAGGTCTCCGTCCAACCAATTATTATAATAGGTAACGGTCGGACGCAGGTCAAAGTCTGACTCTGAGGGCTGCGAGTAGCACAATACAAACGTGTCGGAGTCTTTGTTGTACACTACACTGCAATTCTCGTCCGTTGAAGATTTGCTGATTGACAGGTATTGCGCGGTAATGCCCGATACGATGCCGCCAAACTCCAGCGCATCGTCCACATATCCAGGCAGATACTGCGAGGGTACTTGTCCGTTCTCGTCCAAAGGTGCAAGTCCATCTGCAGTTCCCTTGGTGTTCTTGAATGCGGTGAGGTCTTTCTGCACACCGCTGATGCTGTTTGCCAGCTCGCTCTTGTTGTCGCTGACGGTTTTCTTCAGATTAGCAATGTCGGTCTGTGCCGTTCCCATCTGCGAGTTGAGGGTGTTAAGGCTGTCCGTGTGCGAGGTCTGCGTGCTGCGCAGGCTCTTGATGTCCTCCTTGTTTTGGTTTACATCTACCTTGACGGCCTCAAGGTCGGCTGTCATTTCCTCCACGGCTTCCATATACTCGGTGCTGTCCACGGTGGGGTTGCCTTTCAGCAATGGATTTCCGCTGCTGTCCACCTGCGCCACCCATGTGCCGCCGTCTGCCACATAGAGTTGTCCCAAGTGGTCTGACGATGCACTGCCCTCCACGGTCACCAATGCCCACCAGCCCTCATGCGGATTGGGGTATGCCTCGCGCAGTTGGGCTGCGGTCTTGAACAGTCCTTTGTTCGGGCCTTTTATGTTCTTGGCTTCAAGCCAACCCTCTACGATCAGGTTGTGACCTATGGTCATGGAGCCGCGCACCGTACCCGAACCGCCCATGCTGACGTTGCGGCCTACGGCCACATCTCCGTCTATCTGTTTTGTTGGTATTGAACTCATTCCATTATTGATTTTGCCAAGGCGTTCAACTGCTCTGCACGGTCGTTCGCGCCATAGGCGGTTAATACTAATGCTGCCGTGGTATAGACTACGGCTGTGTAGCAACGCTCGCTGATGTCGATGCCCTCCTCATCGTCTATCTTGGGATAAGGGAGATACGTGGCTCGCTTGACATAGGCTTCCTCGCTGTTGCACGAATAGAACTCCAACGCCTTGCCCTCGGCTCGGTTCACCACTGCGCACACGGGCTTCTGCACGTTGCCGCGCACTCCCTTAAACCTTGACGACTGCAAGTCATAGAGTGGGTCATCCACCGAAATGGCATTGTGGCAGGGGGGCGCCCACGCGCTCATGCGGGAAGGTAGCAAGGGGGGAAAAA